TAATTTCCCTTTGAAAGCTTCTAAAGTTAAGCCACTATTTTTAAGTGCCTTTACAAAATCACTTTCTGATAAGACTTCATCAACTGAATCTTCATCACCAATATTTTCAATAAGTTTTAGTAATTCTTGTTTGTCCATTTATTTCGTTCCTCCTATACCCTCTAAACCGCTTAATAACGCCTTAGAACATAATTTTTATTTCGTTGATATTAGTTGCCCTTTGCACACATAAAGTCCACAAAACGCTTGCAAGCCTTTTAATGTCTTACTTAGGACAATAAAAAAAGACTTATTTCTAAGCCTTTACTATCTGATAATCTCCCAATCTTCTGCAAATATATCTCCTATACTCGGAATCCACATACTATGTGAACCATTAGCATTTTTTATTTGTAAATAAGGTTCGCATTTAAACAAGTCACCTTCATTTAATCCCCATACTTCGGCTGTTTGCTTATTACATGGAATCCCTTGTGGGTACCCTTTTTGTCTTACAACAAACATTCCTTTTCCATTCCAACCAGTTCTAAATGCTTTAGCATCCTCTTTAATTAGTGGCAATACTTCTTCAAATTTCATTTTCAATTCCTCCAATATTATTATTTATCTGCAATAGTATAGTAACAACGACAATTTACATGAATTGGTAATTGAGGTCTATTAGGATCGTCAACTTTATAATGTTTACCATCTAATGAAAAACAGTTCTCACATATTTTCTGGTCTAATATCCCCACATAAACTAAATCTTGAACATCATTATCTTTGAAATACTGTTCATCTAATGCCCTGCATACTCTAGATATTTCATTTTCAACTAATCTTTCTGTATTAAAACTATTAGTATTAAATTTCTTTTTTAAATTGTCTTTAATTTTATTTGCTGATGTTTTACCATCTATAAAATCTTTAATTTCCTTTTTTATCATTTTGGCAACTTGGTTTTTATTGTCATAAATTCTATCTGAATAAGTTTTGCCTTCTATAGTCTTATCAAGAATATCTTTTACTTCTTTATTGCTTACATTCCATGCATTTTCTGATTTTCCGCTTAAACGTTCCACCATTTTACTCATAGTTTCTTTTAATATATCAGTAACATTCTTAGTTTCTGATTTAATTTGACTTGTGAATGTCTTATTTATTAAGTCGGTAGCCTTTTTGTACTCAATTACTCTTTCTTTAGGTGCTAACTGTAGCTTTTCATTAGTTATTGTATATTCGAGTAACAAAGCAGCTACAAAAGCTAAGATTAAATCATCATCTTTTTTCTGGTCTTTTTTAACATCGTTCATTGAAGGATTATTATAGAAACTACTTATAAGATTTAATTCATCTATATTAATCATTTTGAATTACCGCTGTTATCATTTCCAGTATTGTCATTGCCTGTATCTGCATTACCGCCGTTGTGTTCATGTGGCAGATTATCTGTTGTTAATAACGCTTCTTGCTGTTCCTTTTTAACTTTTTCGGCTTCAATTTGTGGGTTTTCAACAAAACTCAATAACGATAATCCAGTCTCTAATGATAATTTATCCCCTAATTGTTGAATTATTTGTGCATTGGTAGCATCATCCTGTGGAATATTCGGTGTAAATTTGATTTTAATGTCTTTCCAATCAAAATTAGTTCCTTTAAGAGTGTTATACCACGTGAATAAAGCCTTTAACCTCACTTTTATACAGTCGGTCAAGGCCCTTTGGTTTAATTTGCATTTTTCTTCCAAACTGATTAAGCGACTGCGGAGGGCTACCCCTGAAAGGTTACTATGCATATGCTCATTATGATTAATATGTTGACTTATTTGATACATTTTATCCTCTAGAGTTGTTAAATTCTCTTGAATAAAGCTACTATCAAGTTTTTTGATTAACCATTCAAATTTTGCATTGGCATCAGTTGAGTTGAGGATCCCTTTTTTCTTCATTTCTGCTGCAATTTCTTCATTTAATTGTGCTCCGGCAACTACTAAATAAGCATTTCTAAAATCGCTTATTTCATTTGTAAGATCACTTAAATTAGTTTCATACGCATCTTGCAAGCCTTTAATATCAGAAAATAAAGTATCGTAAATACCATCATCATAAATACCATCGTCTACAAGGCCACACCAATGATGCTCTTCTAAGCCTAATCTAGCAACACCGACTGGTACAAAACCAAATATGTTAGGCTCAACATCTTTTGCTTCCTCGTATTCTTCACCAACTAAATAATGATGTATTGAATCTTTGGTATAAACATCAATCCATGTTTGATCGTCCAAACCCCTAACCACATACTCTCTACCAAAACCAACTATTTCATTGTTTTCTCTTATCAAAAATCCTTCTAATGGCGAAATTACCTTACTCTTAAACTCTCCATCATCATTTATATAGAAAAGTTCAAAGGCCCTGTTAAACTTTAACATTGTTTTCATTAATTCAATATCATGTTGTGTCGATAGGTTTTGGAAATTATCATCTATTACTTTTGTAATTTCTCCATTCCCGGTTTTAGATATATAATTAATATCATTCCCAACTGAATATGAAACCTCTTCTTTAATAAACTTCTTAAGGAAATTAGTTTTTACTTTTAAGTTTGATCTATCTTCAAGCTCCCTGTAATCCCTCATAGCATGGGAAAAACCATTATAGTAATATTCAATTTCTAGATATCTATTTCTATTTGCTAAAAATAAATCGTGATATCTTTGCACTAATGCATTATCCATTATACTTTCACCTCCTAAATCCCTAATAATTTTCTATCCAATAGAGTTATCTTTCCTACGGTTTTTATTTGATCTACTCTTAAGAAAAATTCAGCAGCAACGTCAGCAGCATCATCATGCAATGTGAATTTTTGTGAAGCAAACTCCATAAATTGATTATTAAATTCTTCATCTTCAGCACAAAAAATAAATTCCCCTCGATTTACGAAAGGAACTATAGTTGATATCTTATCATCTTTATTTTTTCTCTGAGTTTCATTGAGAATTGTTATATTTCTAAATTTCAATATTGGATGTTCTTTTAATTTTTTCTCCAATTGGTTAGCATCAGCACCATTAAATGTATTCTTTTCAATAAATACATGAGTTACATCCAGATACTCCAATAATAATTCAATCATATGGTCCACATACTTATCAAACTCTTGCCTTGCATTTATTTTGGCAAGTTCACCTTTTCTACAATATTTACAACCATTATTAGCAGTTGAACCAATCATATAGGCGCTATAGTCATTTTTTCGGCCACCACCTGAAGCTGGATCTATAATAAGCATTGTTTTAATGAAATTATGAGTTTCAATTTCTTCTCTATTTTCAGTATGCATAGACTTAAACCATTTTTCGCCTATAGAATCAATATCGCCTTGAACTTCCTGTTTGAATGAGTTTGGATTTTCAAAATAATCTAAGGCTAACTCTAAGCAATCCCAGAATTCACTCCAAAGAGTATCATATTGCATAAGATATTCATTTTCGTAATAGAATTCCTTAGCATTTTCAAGTCTATCTTCATCTTTGAAATTATTTAATATATTCTTAAACTCTAGCCATAAGCCAGAATTAAAATAATCATCTACATTATCAACTAAAACGCCCTTTTCTTTTTTAAATTTCCAAGTAGCAGTTTTAATTAATCTTGAATAAAAGCATTCTTTATGTTGTTGAGTTCCCCAAGCCATAAGAACAGTACCTTTTTTAATAATTTTACCATCTCTTTTTACAGGCCTTTGTTTTGCAAACTTAACATCATCAGAATATCTTTTCCATTTCTTTTCCCTGGCTTCTTCAGTTCTAACATCATCCTCTGATTGGTAATCATCAAGAATAATAAGATCTGGTCTAACATTCTTATATTTTCTACCTCTCATTGGTGATGTAGATGAAATAGCTTCAACAAATGTATGATTTATAAACTCTAATTGAGTAGCATTACAAATAAAATTCCTATTTTTATCATCAAGAAGCTTTTCAAATGCACTTTCTATATAAGTATTTTCAAGCATATTATCCTTAATGTCTTTTATAAACTTCTCAGCGGTACTTCCTATGTCCGAACAAATAAGTACATAGGTTTTATGCTTGTAGGCTACACTCCAGCAAGTAGGTCCTAATGTACCAAATGCACTTTTGCCAGTACCACGTGGAAGAACTCTTCCTAATTGTTCTGGACCATTACCAATAATACTTTCTTGAATATCTTTCCAAAGTTCTTCATGAACATCTGCTAATGGAGCTGCAGCATTATCTTCTTTAGGTAAATATATGTCCTGCATAAAATACATACAAAAAAACTCCAAGCTTATTTGACCAAGTTGCCATGCTAATCCATGAAACCCAAACAAATTCTTAGAGTTTTCAATAATTCTTTTTTCGGTTAGATCATCTGCATCCTTTTCTTGAATACCAATGTCTATATAAGATTTTTTGAGGAAGTGATAAAGCAGCCATTTATTTCTAGCTTCATCACTTGGAAATTCAAAAGGTATTTGCACTGCTTTATCACCTCGCTTTCAACTTTTATTATTTAAAATTAAGCATAGTTCTTTATAAATTGATTTTGTATAATCTTCAACTAAAACTAAGTACTCTCTTATATTTTTTGTAAATACACCAAATGTATACTGATATGGAGCACATGTATCATCAATTTCTACAACACCACGCACTAACTTAACCTTATATTCAGTTAGTGTTTTTTTATTATGTACAATTGAATTTCGTATTTTTCTCCAATTATCTAATTCTTTATATATTTCTTTATGCTCTAACTTTATAAAATTATTATTTATTATATCCACATATGCCTTAAATGTACTATCTTTAGAATTTTTCGATGAATTTCTAATCATTCTCTTATTCGTTATCAATTCGCAAACGCCATATAAAAAATTTTCCAAAGAACTATGAATTTGTATACAAAGCATTTCGCAAATATACTGTTCAAGTATAGATTGATCTAAATATATATAATCAAAAAAAGCTCTTCTTTCTTGCTCGGTCATTTCTATCATTGTCTTATTATCAATTTTTATCTTATTATTTTTTTTATATGCTTTAAAAAATGCTTCTGATTTGGATTCCATAAAATCAAGTGTACAATTTACTGAAATAATATCATAATGTAATGTCTCTTTTAATAATTCAACATCTCCAATTTTAAACTTGCCATCCATATAATCACCTCTTTTCTATTATTGCCCATAGATAGAGGTATTATTCTTTTTTTAATATACAATAAATCAGCAGAAACTATATATTGTGAGTAGGAGAAAAATAATCCCACTTTAATAATTTCTACTGGCTTACAATCATATTATTTTTCATTATATTCTTTAGCATATCTATAATAAGTTGGCTTAGTTATACCAAGTAACTTCATACATTCAGTCGGTTTAATGGATCCATCAAGAACTCTTTTATATTCCTTAGAGAATTTATCAAAATCCAATGCTCTTGGTCTTCCATAATCATCCCATTCACCCCTGGCCTTTTTAGCTGCAATACCTTCACTTTGTCTTTTTTCTTTTTTTTCTAATTCAGCTTGAGCAAAAGATGCATACATTTCAACCAACATATTATTAATAGTTTCCATCATCATCTTAGCCATGTTATTATCTTTAAAAGTATTATAATCAGTTAATGTTGTTGGAATTTCTAAGACCATTAATCTTATACCTTTATCTTTAAGTATAGAAATTTCTTTTAGCGTAAGTTGCTTATTTCTACCAAGTCTATCAAGTTCAGTAACAATTAAAGCTATTTCTTCTATTGGATTAGCTTGTTTTATTAAATCCATATCTTCAATTAACTTCTTATAGTTAGGTCTATCAAAATTCTTTCCAGTGCATTGATCTGTGTAAATATTATTTATTAATGAAATTTTTTCTTTAGCAATGAAATCATTTATTTCTTTAAGACCTCTATCTAAATGCTGGTCTGTAGTAGATGTTCTGTGATATGCAAAATATAACATTGTTGACACCTCGACTTTTTAAAAATATTATAGAAATTGTGGAACTGGATGACGGTTTTTTTTGCCTGCTCGGATTTAGAAGGTACCCGGCCCTTTCGGCAAACTATTCAGTCCGCCTTCTTTTTTTGCCCCGTCTCATTTCTATACTCTTATAATACTCTTTTAGTCTCAAAATGTCAACATTGTATTTTGATACTATTTTATATTAATTAATACCTTGCAAACCCACTGAATACGTTAGTCTTTTATCAGTATCATTAAGTATACTTTTTGATACTACACACAAACTACTTAACAAGTGCTAAGTTTCTTATATCATCAATCTCTTTCTTTAATGTATTAGTATCTGGATTCTCTTCGCCTGTAGTAGTCTTAATCTCTTCCTTAACAGCACTTGGAGAACCTAAACATTGATCTATAAGATACTTATTGGCTTGAAACCTTACTCTATTATCTGTCTTTTGATTGGCCATTTCCTTCATATTATTAATATAGATGCATATATCATTAGTAATTTCATCTCTACCTGTCTTTTTTAGCTGTTCCCTGCACCGGTCAAGCTCAGCCTTAAACTCTTCATTTTTCTCCCACCTATTTAAAGTTCTTGTACTAATGCCAACTCTATCCGCAATCTCTGATTTTCTCATAGTTCTAGCAAGTAAACATTCAATTGCATCCATGTGTTTTTCATCTAACATTAATAAATCACCTCCATGTCTTATCGTCTTATTATATAGTGCTTATTGTCTTCATATTAAGGTTCAATATAATTTCTAATGTACTTTTACCTTTTTAAATCTAACCTCTGTACAAGCTATTATTTTGTATTTAAAAAGGGGTACGCTGAGTGGGTGTTATATATATATTATATCTCGCCTAGTGACCGTACCCCTTCTATTAACTTCTTGGTATCTTTGTACAATTCATTGTTCTTATCAACCTTGTATTTCTTGATCTTGTAATAATACTTATTTTCTATAGTGCTTATTATTACTGCTATTTCACCACTGGATAACTGCAATTCTGTTAAACTTATTTCACCTTTTATGTATCTATCTTGTAGCTTATTAAAGGCATTTATATAGGCTTTATTCTTCCAGAATGATTTGTATTCTTCTATTGTTACCTGGATTAACTCTCCTTGGTCTTTATCTAATCTAAAGTAGTAATAACCATCTTTAGCAATTATCCTTTTATCCTGAAGAGTATTATCCCATTTGCTAACTGTCTTTTTATTGACATTAGCTTTATTAGCTATCTCTTCTATTGTGTTGGGTTCTTCCTTAGTTCTTATATTAAAATAATCTATAAAGTTATTAGTTTTACTCACATTGTAGGTTTTACTAATTATGTGCTTGGTTTTACTTATTTCCAACTCATATATTGTTTTATTACCTTCTATATGTTTATTGATAAGTATATAACCTTTATCCTGGAGCCTTTTATCTAATGTTTTGCGCCTTTCAATTTGCTTAAGAGCATTAAGATTAATATTTAATATTACTTTTAATTCATTTCTACATACCTTCATTTTCTTTTTTCATTATTCTTAAAGCATTCCATCAGATCTCTATCATTAAATGGATAATAATATAGCTCCATCTTTTCACAATCTTCTTTGCAGCCTTTACATAGGTCCGGAGACTTAGCACATATTACCTTCCCATTTTTAAACTTCATATTCAGTTTTAATTTTTTTCTTTGGCTCATATCTAAGCCCCCTTTCTATGTGAATTTAAAATTTAGTCTAATTTATTGCATAGAAAAGAACCCTATTTCTAGAGTTCTTAATTCATTAAAATTATTTGTACAAATTAAATCTATTTGCTATGTTTCCCGTAGAGTACATCCATGAGTCTGTTCTATCGTCATATTCTGTAACTGATATTTGAGCAACATTGGGTGTTTCAATTGTTCCAGAATTTCTCAATATAATTTTTATATCATTATCCTGAATCTTATAATCTTCTAATATGTCATTTTGAAAATCTTGATCTCCATTTAATCTGTATCTCACCTTCTTGTTTTTACTATTTTCCAATAGTTCTTCATATTCTTTTATATTTATATCCATAGTTACAACCACCTTTCATATAACTAATTATACAAAAGTTATCAAAATCCTTCTAAATAGTACAAATTATTGGTAAGTTATTGCTTTATGACCTGATAGAGTGCAATAACTTAAATCTCTCTCACCTTATTAACTACTTATTATAGATAATATATAATAAACCAGTAGATACTATATATACCCTTGCCATGGAGAAGTAATCACTCCTTCAAAATATATTTTTGTTTTTCTACTGGTCTATAAGCATTAAAAAGAACTCTGATTCTAAAGTTCTTAGTTTAAAAATATTATATTATTTTATAAATAAATTTATATTCCCTCTTTACTTACACGTTATAACGTGGTATAATATATATAGTAAAGGAAAGGAGTTGAAAGCGATTGATATAATAATTAAGGTACTTACAATCATCTGGTTAATACTACAAATAGCCTGCAAGCTTGTCGATATTATCGAAGATGAAAATAAGCACCAATAAGACTTGGGGAACTTAGTTCCCCTTGCATAATAATTATATCATATCGAATATGACTATGAAATATTTAAATAATAATTTTATCACTATTATTCTTGTATTGGTTGTTTTAAAACTTATTGATTTTAGTAATATTTCTATCCTTGATATCTTGATTATTATACTACTTATTATTAACATTCTTCTATCTTTTAAATCAAGAAAGGAATAACATCATGAAACTTAAAGAAATCCGTAAATCTCAATCTTTAACCCTAAAAGCTTTATCTGAATTGAGTCAAGTTCCTCAACGTACTATAGAAGATATTGAACGTAAGGATGAATGTAAGGTATCTACAGCTATTAAATTAGCTGATGCCCTTGAAGTAACACTTGATGAACTCTGCAGATAATCTTTTGGTAAGCGTCTTTAATTAGGCGCTTATTTTTTATAATAAAAGCCACCTATATTTCTATAAATGTCTTTTTAAAAGGGGCTTTAATGAAATTCTTCACAATATCTATTATATATCATTTTTTTAATGTTTTTTACTGACTTTCTACTGGTTTCCTACCGTTTTTCTACTGGTTTCCTATAATGGCTTTATTTTAAAGGTAATTCTTCCACAGCAAGCCATCACTTTTATGGTATATACTTTTTCATTTTCTCAATTGCATCATATTCCATTTGCTTAATCCTGGAATAACTTAAATTTAATTTCTGTTCAAGTCTCCAATACTTTTTGCGATCTATTAACACAATCTGAATTATTTCCTTTTCTTCATCATTTAGCATTGTAAGTGCATTATCTATTCTTTTTAATTCTCTATTTTTAATTGCCTGTTCCTTGTACAATTCTTCTTTCTTTTCCATTAGTTTTTCTGCTTGCTGCTCTACGCTAGAAGTTATTTTATAGGTCTTCCCTGTTCTTTCTTCTGTACCTTGTCCACTTACACCTAATATCTCTTCTTCAAGTTCTTGAACCTTTATATCAATCTCTTGTATATCTGCTTTAAGTTCTTTGTACTTTCGTATCCTATATACTGTGTTATTCATGCTAGGCCTCCTTTAGTAACTCCAGATTCTCATATATATTCCCTATAATTTCTAAATTTTCTGTTTTACAATCACTAATAGGGTCATTGTAAGCCATTCAACATTCTACATTGTCTATATATTCCCCATCTGAGTATCCTTTCCACTCAACTACACCTTTATTTACTTCTTTTCCTTTCCCTAAATAAGTGCTGTCGTATTCGTAAGTCATTGCTAATATATCACCTTCATATATTTCTTTATGATGCTTATCTTTTAAGCCAGTACAAAATTGAACTATATGAGTATCTTTTCTTAGTGGAAAATTTAATAATTTCCCATCTTTAAATTTGATTTGATATAAATATCCATCTTGAGTAATTACAGTTAAATCTTTTTCCCATTCTTTATTGTTTTTGCACCAAACTCTAAATTTATTATTCATGCTTAATCCTCCTTACATCTTTCTGTAGTAGCTTCAAGTAGTTTTCTGCTCATATCGATTATTTCATTTGCATTTTGTATTGTTTTATTATGTTTTTCAACCAAATCGCTAGATATAACAATATCCTCTTTTTGACATTCCAGCATCATATTCATAGCTTTGCTTAATTCTTTTTCTTTTCTAATATTTTTAATAGTTGTTATTGTTTCAACTACTATAGCTAATATCAATATCATTTCTGTCATCATCATTCACCAACTTTCTTATTTCTTGGTCTATTCTTAAGCTTTTCTAAGTGCTTTGGATATCCTTCCA